TTAGGTTTAGTTCAATCTACTGGAGTGCTTTCAGGTATGCCAGTAATCGCAAGACGTTATATGGGCCTAGCTCCGTCAACTAACAATCCTCGCGGCGTAGTTGCTGGAATGGATCCAATGAGCTATGGAATGGACACAATGAGTGCAGCAGTTTTGTGTTAATACAATAAGTTAAAAAATTTAAAAAAAAATTAAAATTTAAAAAAATGATCAATCAAATTTCAGCACGTTTGACCTTTGAGAATGCAAGGTCTTTCGTTCAATCTCAAGGATATGACGTAAGTCAGGCAGTATTAACGCAATCTTATGTAAGATCAGAAGTTGCAATATCTTCAAGCGTTACAAATTACCGCTTACCAATTGTTGTTACCGATAATTCAAGTACAATTTTTAATACAGAAAGGCGCGTCAATCTTCAAGACGTCCATGTTGTAAGTAGTTTATTTGTTGGTTTAGCGGCTCCATCAAGTTCAACCGATACAGCATTTCGTGTTTTGTCTTATCCGTCAACAGCAACGGGCGAATTTAGTTCCGCGCAAGCTGATGCAGCTTTAACGCTTTATAACGGTTTTTTATCTATTCAAGTAAATAACCAAAACGTTTTACCTGCTTATGATATTTTAAGAAGTTATTACGTTCCACAAACCCAGGGCGGAGTAGGAATTACGGCGCAAACTGTATTTCCAGTAGATCAATTTGATGCAGCCGATAACGGTTTTTATCCAATTGAGCCAAATTTGCTTTTAAATGGTGGTGCAAATATTGTTGCTAGCATTGTTTTGCCTGCTGCTATTTCAAGCGTAAAAGCTGATAGCCGTATTGTTGCAATATTTAGAACTATTCTTTGCCAAAACGTTACAAGCGTAAAATAAAAAAGCCGATCCCAATCGCCGTCTTGCCAGGTGGACGCATACGCCTGGCCTTTTATAACTTTTAAAAAATACAACAATGCCAATTTTAAACAGATACGAAGCGGTAGAGGTTGCTATTCCATCAGGAAGTACAAACACCCGTTTTTACTTTCCAAATTTGCCTAATTTGGCAAATGCCATGATACAAAATATCCAATGTTATACGCCTGGAGTTTTAAGTGCTTCGCCTAATAGTGGTAGCACAATGGTAACGGAAGCAGATCTTAAAAAAAGCTTTTTAACATTATACAGTGGCGATTTGCAATTAATATATAATGCGCCTTTATTGGCTTTTAATAATATTATCAGTTCCGCAACGCCTAATCCATATTTAAACGGATTACCTGATATTAACAATATGGTTATATCGTGGACAAAAAGTTTTATTTCACTTGCTAGTGCAGCGGGTACAACCAATTGCGTATATGCTTTTGGAGTTTACTATAAATTATAAATAATTTAAAAATGGCAGTATTTAAGCCCGAATTACATAGGTTAGAAGATGTACTTGACTATTACGAAAATAGTCCCGCAACGCATTACAAAATATTTGCGGGAACCAGTCCGAAGGTTGAATATTGCCGTTTTTATTTTGATGAAGATGAGAAGGAAATTGGATTGCAAAAATTGTCTGAAGCTTTAAGGGCCATCCAGCAAAATGTTGATAATACCAATCCTTATATTTTACAATTAATTGAAAAAAAGAAAGTTGCTAGGGGCAAAGATCTTGAAAGCTTGACGCAAATAGTTTTTCAATTAAATAAAGCTGAAAGGTATTTACCAATGATGAGTGGAATGCAGCAAACGCAACCTGATCAAAATTTAAGCCGTTTATTAGAAAAAATGATTGAAGGGCAAAATTTGATTATATCAAAATTAAGTGCAGAAGAATTTGAAGAAGAAGAAAAACCGAAGGGCTTAGCGGGAATTTTAGAAAATGAGCAATTTCAACAAATGGCAATTGGTGCTTTGGGATTAATAATAAACAAATTTGCGGCACCTGGACCAATGGCGCCAACTGTGACGGCTCTGGCGGGTATTCCTGATGAACAAAAACAAAAGGCGTTACAAGCAATTGAAATTTTAAGTCGCAAAGATGCAAACTACGGTGATCATTTGTATTATTTGGCTAATATTGACGATAGTACTTATAAGATGCTTTTGGGATTTATGAAATAAAAAATATATGGCAATAAGTGAAGATAATAAGAAGTTATTAACAAATGTAGGTATTGCGCTTGCTGCTTATATAGTAGTAATAAGGCCACTATTTCAAAAATTGGGTATTGTTAAAACTAATGAGGAAATACAAAAAGAAAAAAGTGAAGTTGCAAACATTGAGGAAATAGAAAAAAATTTAAATGCTAGGGGAATTGATTTATCTAGAAGTAAAGCAGAGTTTGATCAAATTGCAAATGCCATTTACAATTCTTTAAGATATAGCGCAATAGCAGATGACAAAGATGAAGCGGGATATCAAGTATCAAGAATACAAAATGACGCTGACGCAATTTATTTAATTAAAACTTTTGGTAAAAGACAAGAGTATCTTTTTGGGATCCCTAGCGGCTCGCCAATGGGATTGACTGAATTTATAACTAGTAATTTATCAAGGGAAAAAATTAACTTAATTAACGATAATTACAAACGTAAAGGAATTAAATTTAGATTTTAATGAAAAATGAAAATTTACTAATTATTGGGGCGGTAGTTATTGCAGCGTTTTTTTTGTTTAAAAACAAAAAAACATCCGCTATTTTACCACCACCACCGCCACCGCCACCAGTAGACAATTTATTTCCTATTGATATGTTACCTCAAAGACCTACTTATCCAGGTGGATTAACTGAAGGTATGAGAGTACTTGCAGATAATGGCAATGAGCAACAAATTTTGGAAGATGGTAAAATATGGGGGTTAACTTTAGATCAATGGGCGCAACGCGGTTATGATGCGCCTACTGTTGTAAGTAGTACTATATTAAATCAAATTCCGTACGGTGGAGTATATAATTCAGGATTATAATGAAAAAAAATAAGATATATATAACAATAGCTTTATTATTATTAGGCATATATGTTTATGCAAAAAATAAAAAGCCTAAAAGTCGCATTATTGTTGATGATCCAATCAATATTAATGAAAATGAATTTTATCAATAATAATAAAATTTTATAATAATGAAAACAAGCGAAGTTTTAATTTACGGGGCAATAATTTTTCTTTTGTATAAAGTTTATAAAAATACCGAACCTGGAGGCAATATGGATCCTAATAATCTATTTAACAAAGCAAAGGCAATTAATTTGCCACCGTTTGCAATTGTAACGCCTACCTATTGGGACAAAAAACAAATTCAGCCAACGCCAGGCGAAGTTTTAAGTCCAAGCCAATTAGCTTATTTTAAGTCTAAAAACAAAGCAATTTCAAAACAAATATATACTTGCTAATTATGACACATTATACACCCGTATTTATAGCGTATAACACGGCTCAATCAATTCCAACGGATTGTAACAGTATTATTTTTATTAATGCGGGAACTACAACGGCGGTAATTGAAAATGTAACTTTAGGGCCATCACAAAGTTTTGTGATTGATGGTAACGAAAATGAATTTACAACGGTTACTCTACAAATTAATTTTACTGGCGCGGGCCAAAATAATTTGATAGTAGTAAAAAAAATATTTTAATATATGGGTTTTTCATATAATGTCAACGTACTTAATCAAAAGGGAAGTCCTGCAATTTATACGGATACTTTTGCAAATAGGCCTGCATTTGGATTTGCAGGAAGATTATTTATTGCAAATGATACGGCGGCAATATATGAAGATACTGGGACGTCTTGGGTATTAATAGCCAATGTAAGCAGCGGCGCGGGAACTTTACAACAAGTAACTACAAACGGCAATACGTCAAATGTAGGTATATCAGTAACGGCGGGCGGAATAAGTACAAATAGCGCAACAATTACAAGTTTAACACAAGGATCAGTCCCCTTTGTTGGAACGGCTGGATTAATTACACAAGACAATACCAATTTATTTTTTGATGATACAAATAATAGATTAGGGATCAATACTAATACGCCTTCAAATAATTTAGACGTTCACGGAAGCGGAACAAGTCCATTAATTGCTATAAATAATACTGCGGGCAATCAATCATTAATTGGTTTTGCAAAAAATTCTACTGCAAAATGGCGAATTGGTAATTCGTCAACAGATTTTTTTGAAATTTTAAATGTTGCTTTAACTACAAATGCAATTCGAATTAGTAGTGCAAATAATTCAACAGTATTTATAAGTAGTGTACAAGCAGATGACTTTTTAATACAACCTACTGGATATAGCTTATTAGCTTCATTAAGTAGAAATTTAACGGGTGCTGGATATGGCGTATTAACTTTAAGAAATAGCGCAAATGGAACTATTCAACCATCATCTTTGACAGTTGATAGAACTTACACACTACCAGACGCAACGGGTACTATTGCTTTAACTTCAAATTTATCTGCTTATTTGCCATTAACGGGCGGAACTTTAACAGGTACTTTAAACGGTACAAGTGCAAATTTTTCTAGTAATAGTTGTATAGGAACTTCAACGCCTGTTTCAAGATTAACAATTCAAGCTCCTGTATCTGCTAATCCTAATACAGGCGGATTATCTTTTAATTTATCAAATGGAGCAACTTTTTTTACTATTGGCGTTGATAATACAAGCGGCGACGGGGCTTTATTAGCTGGATCAGGTGGAGCAATTCGCTTTCATACTAATTCAGATATGGCAACTACTGGAGAAGCAATGCGCCTTACAACAGGGCGAAATTTATTAATTAATTCAACTACTGATGATACAGTTAATAAATTGCAAGTTACGGGAAGTGCAAAAATTACTGGCGATTTAACTTTGCCATATGGTAATGTTGTATGTTGGAATTCTAGTTCTAACCAATATATTATTGGTGATGCAAATAATTTAATATTAGGTACCAATAATTTTGCAAAATTATATATTAATAACGCTGGCGTAGTAACAATAGTAAATTTAGCTGGTACGGGATCAAGAGCGGTTTTGGCTGATGCAAGCGGTAATTTATCGGCTCCCGTTTCTGATATATCAGTAAAAGAAAATATTGAACCTTTAAAATATGGTTTAAACGCTATTATGCAGCTTAATCCTATTTCTTTTGAATACATTGATGAATATAAAAATTATGGCGAAGGTTTACAAATTGGCAATATTGCGCAAGATGTAGAAAAAATTATACCCGAGGCGGTATTTACAACGCCATCAACTAATTTAAAAGGTATTAATTACAATCAATTTGATGGTATTTATATAAAAGCAATACAAGAATTAAATGAACGAATTGAACTTTTATTATCAAGAATTGAATATTTAGAAAATAAATAATTATGAAGCAAATACAACCAGTAATATTTCCGCTTAATTTAGGAACGGCAACAATTTTAAATTGTGTTGGATCAGATAATTTTAGCACTAGCGTTACAATATATTATCAGTTATTAACTGAAACAAATACAAGCTTACAAAGTGGCAATTTAACTTTAGAAGGTAATGATTATGAAAGTTTTAATACAAGCCCAGACGGTAACGAATTTATATATAATTGGACGGCTCAACAAATTGGCGTTACATTAATTTAATATGCAGACTAATTTGGAAAATTTATTTTATATAGGATCATTTGTTGGCACAATTATTTTTATTGGTAGTTTTTACGGAACTACAAAAAAAAAATTATCAGAAATCGAACTAGATATGAAAGAAATAAAATCAGATCGTATCGATATTATAGACAAATTAGCAAGAATTGAAACTAAATTAGATTTTTTAACTAAAGAAAAATAATATGTTACAAAATTGGAAAACAACTCTAGGCGGTGTATTAGCCGCTAGTTCAGAGGTAATACCTGTTAATACAGGAATACAGGGATTAATTAGGGCTATTGGTTTATTATTGCTTGGCTGGGCTGCTAAAGACCACACAAAGAGATTAAATGACTCAGCAAAATAAAAATATAATTTTAATAATACTAGGAATTTTGGGTATAACTGCAATTACTAAGGGATCAGGATTAACCAAAGCTTTAAATTTTATAAAAAAAGCTGAAGGGGGGTTGTATTTAAAAGCTTATCAGGATAGCGGCGGCGTTTGGACAATTGGTTACGGATCAACGTATGATTTTGACAAACAAAGAAAGGTTCAGCAAGGCGATATTATTACGGCAGAGCAGGCCCAAAAATGGCTAGAAATTACAACTAGTAAAGACGCGGTTGAAATTAAAAATTTGGTTAAAGTACCATTAAATAACAACGAATTAAACGCCCTTATTTCTTTTACTTATAATGTCGGTTTAGAAGCCTTTAAAGCTTCAAGCTTACTTAGGTTATTAAATAGCGGTGCAGATAAAAAGATAGTAGCCGACCAGTTTGATAGATGGGTTTTTGATAATGGAGTAAAAGTAAAGGGATTAATTAGTAGGCGGAATGCAGAAAAAAAGTTATTTTTGAGCTGATTTTGTAAATTAAGGATTTTCATAGATTTAATCGGGGTATTTCTATACTCCGATTTTTTTTTGTTAAAAATTAGGTTATATCAAAATAATTATATAATCTTTGTTAATCTATAATCTTAAAACTTAATTTACATGATCAAAGCAACATTTCGTTTCTTTTTTGGAAACGATGACAATCGTACATTGTATTCATATACAATTGAATTAAATTCCCTATTTTTTACCGCCGCTTTTGTTGAAAGTAACAATATTGTTACATTTTTGCAGACTGCTGGATGTGACATTTTAGACGTTAAAATTACTGAATGGCCTAATTAGGTCTATTTTTTTACTTTAAAATTTAAAATAATGGAATATACTGCCTACAAAGGTTATACAATTGTATATAACCCAAAAACAAAAATTTTTGTAATTTATCCTTTTAACCAGGAATATAAAACTTTAAAAAGTGCAAAGGCCTGGATTGAGTATTTAATTAAATAATCCTTAAAAAAAAATTTATGAAAA